TCGCCGATCTTGTCGAAGTCGCTCAGCTGCGGCAGGCCCAGGGCATTGGCCTCACCGCTCGGGTCCAGCACGATCCGGCGCATATCGATCGGCGCCAGCTGCGTGTTGAGCACCTTGCGGGCGTCGGTGGCGTCGGTAATGCTTGAGGCGAACGGGTCGACAGCGGTGGACCCGTCGGCCTGACCGACCCAGCCATAGACACCCTTGTACTCGCCGTAGATGTCCAGCGTGACGGTGTTGGCGAGAGCCTTGATCGCTTCCTGCGCCTCCATCGGAACGAAGTGGGCGTTCTGGTCGATCTCCACCGCTTCCTTGTCGGTCAGGTAGAAGTCGGCCTTCTTCCAGTTGTCCAGCGTCATCTGGATCAGACCCGGCGCGGAATTGGACGCGGACGCCGGCACGGGACCGGGCGTCACGTCGGTCGCCGTCTTCGGCTTGGAGACCGGGATATCGATGGTCTGGCCCTTCTGGCGGGACTCGGTGCCGTAATCCACGTTGACCAGCCGCGCCATGACCGCCTGTTCACGAAGCGCCAGGAGGCCACGAGCGAGGATCTTCGGCATGATGTTCGTAAGCGTGTTGGACACGGTCATGCTCCTCTGAGAGATGGTTGAAGCTGCTCAGACCACCCGGGCCTAGACTGACGATTGAACGAACGGGCGCCCGGCCGGTCAGCTCTGTGCAAAGTCGGTGACGGTCACCTTGCCTTCGGCGACGGCTTCGAGGTTCTTGCCGATGGCGTTCGAGTCCGCGGCAAGCGAGATCTGACCGGGTCTGCCCGGCCCGCCGCCGCCGGTCTCGGAGCTGGCGCCGCCGCCCTTGGGACCGTCGAACAGGTAGGGCCGTTGTTCCTGGATGGACGCCACCCATTCGGCCATGTTCAGCGGCTTGCCGTCCTTGCCGTACTGGACTTCGTTGTCCGCTGTGTAGGCGACGGCGTTGCCGGCCTCGTCGAGCCGCCAGGTATCAGCGGCAAGGGTGCTCACCAAGTCGATGGCTTTCGGCAGCACGCCAAGGGCTGCGGCCTCCTTCGAAACCTGCGAGTCGATGGTAAGCTTGGACAACTGAGCGACCCGACCATCACGATCTTCCGTGATCGTCGTGATCTCGCGGTCTCTCGCGGCCAACTGCGCCTCGTAGTCCGCGCGGAGACGACTGGTCCGCTGCTCGACGATCTTCTCGATGTCGCCGGTCTTCCTGGCCTGTTCCGCCTCCTGATCGTCGCGCAGCTTTCGCAGTTCCGCAGCCTCCTCGGCGGTCAGGCCAATCTCGGAGAGTTGCTTCTCGAGATCGGTGATCTTGTCGCCGCGCTCCTTGCGCTGGGCCTTCTCCTTCTCCAGCGCGGTCTTGATCCCGGTGACCGAGGGATGCTGCTCCACGTCATCCAGGTCGAGCATGAATTTGCCGTCGTGGGGCCTGTAGAGCGACTTCACTTCCTCCGGAAGGTCGTCGAGGGACTCAACGATGAGGGCGAGGGGCACGGTCAGATCTCCGATCTGTGAAGGTGGAGCGGACTGCTGGAGTCGAACCTGCCACCGACCAGGGGAACTGGCCGGCTACCCAATGTCCGCGCTGTTGTTGGTCGAATCCACGGCGAAGCACCGCCAGCCCACCGGCAGGGACCGACAGACGAAGGACAAAGGCCAACGATGCTTCGCGATGGATCCGCTGGGTCGATACCCGCCTCCGCTCGACCGTACGGCGCGCGTGTCAGCGTCGCTGAGACAGCCGAGCGGATCCCGGGCGGGAAGTGATTGGGCCGGCGCGTCGCTTGCTTCGCCCCAAGCGAACAGTGTGACCGGGTGCCGCGCAGCCCGGCCCGAGGGGCGAACCCAATTGGTTGCAGGGGCGCGATTTGAACGCGCGACCTCCAGGTTATAAGCCTAGCGAGCTACCGAGCTGCTCCACCCTGCATGTGTCTATGTTCTCGGCGCGGCCTCGTTCACGAAAGCGCGGCTGCGTTTCGCCAGCGATGTCGCCAAGCTGTCACCGTGGATCACCACGGATCCGCCATTGATGTCGTCGTAAAGATCGCGGGCCGACACCAGCAGATCCGGACGGGTCATCCAGGGACGGCCGTCGATCAGGCCGTTGTCGCAGAGTTCGAGCCCGTCGTTCCCCGCGCGCTCCACCATGCCCGGCGCGTAGTAACTCGCGCCCTGACGGTAGCCCATGCCGACGCCAAAAAGCTCGAAGCGGTCGAAGCCGAGCTGACGGCCGAGTGAGATCGCCCGGTTGATAACGCAGAGACCGCCCGAAGCGATCGGCTGACCGATCTCACCCCAGTGGGTCTCGTACAAGGTCTGTTCGTTGCGCAGCACGACCGGATAGACCGGCGTCGCAATCGCACCGTCCGGCCCCTCGCCCCTGGTCACGCCTGGGGTCACCACCGCGTAACCGTCCACGGTCTGCGGATGCGGGACCGCCGGAACCCACCGGATCTCCTCTGCGCCGCAGGCCGAGTGAAACACCACGACCTTGCACTTGCGATACATCAGGTGCTGGAACAGCACCGGGCTACAGCTGCTGGCCACGAAATAGGTGATGTCGCGGTCGATGAACGTCTTGCGTGTCTGCTCCGGGCCCGGATCCATCGAGCACGAGAAGTCCACCGGTACGCCGCGCTCGCGCAGCATCCGGATCGACTCCTTGCACGCCATGACCTGTCCGCCGTCGCGGATGTGGCGCTGCAGGTGCTCGAAGCACGTGGGCTCGAAAAGCGTGGCGCCGGAGCCGGTGATCGCCAGCGTTCCGCCGTTGGTGATCGGCTCCACGAACGGCAGGTCCAGGCCCGCGGCGTGCTCGATGTTGAGGTGCAGCCGCTTCGTCTGGGCGTTGCTGAATTTGATCCGCTGCATCGCACCCGATCGGCAAAAGAAGAGGCCGCCAACGTTCGCCGGCGGCCCAGGGATCACAGGAATGAAACGACGACGTTCCAGGCAGACTGATGGAGCATCGTGTTTTCGAGGATAGCGATGTTGTTTTATCCGTCAAGTGTGTTTTTCACATTTAATATTCACACTGACGCCAACCTTGGCTAACGGCCTATTCGTGGTCGTCGGTGACCACCGGCGTATACACCCCCTCGCGCCAGCAATACGCGCAAACAAGCTGTCGCAGGCCATCGACCAGTTTGCCGTCGACCAGTTTCGGGGCTGAGATCACCTCCATCAGCGAGGAGGTCGGCAACCCTTGGCGTGCCTCACATTTCCGGCACTGCCACAGCTCCACTCGGTCGGCGGTCTGCTCGTCTGACCGTTCGGGTGCACCGCCGTCGATTACAACGAACCGTCGCACGGGGACCTCCACGTCGAGGAGGAACGATGCGCCGCTGATGCCTAGAGGTCAAGCCCGCCGGGGAAGGCCTTGGCGAACGCTTCGGGCTCGCGCTGGCGCAGTTCCCTGATGCTGTAGCTCCGGCCCGTGTAGTCGACGAATCGATCCACGCGCAGGCCTCCGTCGCGAAACAGCTTGCCTTTGACCTCGCCCAGCACCTCGTCCTGAAAGCTCGCCGGTTTGCGTCGCAGCCAGTCCCCATAGGTCTGGGTCGCCGGGATCTGGCCGTCCATGGACGCCCGCGCGTCACGCTGGACCTTCGCGATCTGGTCGTCGCTCAATCCCTTGGCCTTCAGCCGCTGGCGGAACAGGGTATCAATGTTCGTCGAGCCGCGACCGCGGCGCAGCCGTCCATCCTGGGCCAGGTCATCCCAGGATCTGAGGACGGGTGAGATCCGCGAGCGGCACTTGGGATGCGCGGGCGGACGCGGACCGGCGTTCAGCTCATAGAGCTGGCCGTCCCTGGCGATGCACACGTCGCTGGTTCGCCCATCGAGCGTCGACACCCATCGGACCTTCTCGATGATGTCGGTGTGCTCGGAGAACAGCGCCTCGGCGGCGCGGGCCTGGACGTGCGTGACGCCTGTGCGGACGATGGTCTCGGCGCGGTTCCGGTTGGTTTGCAGCACGCCGTCGGAGTAGTTCGCAGCCCTCGTACCGCGGATCCGGCGGATCATCTGGTCGGTCGTCTCCCCTTCGATCAAGCCCATGCGCATCTCGCGGCTGATACGGTCGAAGCGGTCACGCTCCTCGTCGTTCCACCAGTTCTTGAGCGGCTTGCCGGCCACGGGGGACTCGAGAACGATCGCGCGCAGCTGCTCTGCAGGCGGCAGCACATCGAAGAGATCTACGCCGACGGCCGCGTTCATTCGGCCCCGCCAGAACTCCGCCTCATAGGTGGTGAGATCCAGCATCTCGCCCTGCATGGCGCGGTCGACAGCTGCGTAGGCGGCCTGATTCAGCCGCCGCACCTTCTCCAGCATGGTCCGAAGTCGCGCCTCCCGCCGCGACCCCTCGACGTCCGGAAGGTCAGCCTGGGCGATCCGCGCGACGATATCAGCGTCTACAGCATCCAGCGCCTTGATGATCTTCCGCACCACGCCGGTCGTGTAGCGGTGAACGAACACGGAGTGGGCAACCGTCTGATCTTCAAGGCTCTCGTTGACGCTGGCCATGATGCCCCCCGAGTGCGTTTTTCACATTGACGATACGTCATTATATGTGAGAATCACATTTACCCCTACCACGGAGTCACCCATGGATCGCGAAGAATGGGCCAAGGAAGCCCGAAGGGAAGGCGCGCATGCGTTCCGAAGCGGGATCACACCGGATCCGGAGGAACACCCGTCAGGCACCAGAGAGGGTCACTGGTTCTGGTACGGCTATCGCCAGGAAGAACAGTGGGCGACGACGGACACCAACGGCCGATCGACCGACGAGCCCGACTGTGAGACGACGGAGCGCGGCGATGGCTGATCTAACGTCGAGACTGCGCGCGGCACAGCAGCCGCTCACTCGATACCTGTGGGTGCCAGACGACGCGATCACGTTCACGCCGCACGTGCTCTCGAAGGTCTACGGAGATGGGCGCGCTCTCTT